GATTCTGTATATGGAAACATAATTAACTCCTTTATTAAGCTTAGTTAATGTGATCTATTATTAGCATCACCCATATATTATATGCTATTATAACCTATTTGTCAAGAACTTTTTTTATCAGGCACTGTATCAGCTTCTTTATCCTCCCATCTTTTTTGACCGGGTACTGTATCAGCTATTTTATTTTTAGATAGTTTAAAGCTTAACTCATCAATAATAGCACTTGTAGTTTCTGAAAAAAGTCCCGGTACTATTGCATGTATTATTGAAAATATTATAGCAAAAAATAGATAAGGAATCATACTTAATGCGAACCAGAAGTGTTTCCAATAAGACATTTTTACTTCTTGTAAGTGTTCTTTAGTTTGCCCAAACATCTGACCAATCTCCTTGTAATGCACCTTTAGCGTAGTCTGTAGCCCTGTTCTCAAAGAAGTTTGTATGAGTAGGGGCATTAATCATAGTCTCAACCCAAGGTAGTGGGTTAGTTTTTACTTTGAATATACCTTTCATTCCCATAGATATAAGCCTACGATCTGCTATATACCGAATATATTCCTTAACTTCTGACGGACTAAGACCATCAATCGCACCCATCTTAAACGCAAGATCGACAAATTTATCTTCCAATTCAACCATCTTAGTTGCCGTTTTATAGATTTCTGACTTTGTTTTGTCATTCCAAACCTCCCGATTTTCTTCAACATAAGTTCTGAAAAGTTTGATCATACCTTCTGCATGTTGTGTTTCATCTACAATAGACCACGTAACTATCTGTCCCATGCCCTTCATCTTACCATGTCTAGGAAAGTTTAACAACATAATAAAAGAAGAGAACAATGCTAGTCCCTCTGTAAATGCAGAGATAGCTGCAATCTGCAAAGGTATAGGCATGTTATCTTTTGATACATGATACTTGAAGAACTCATGCTTGTCTCGCATAGCCTCGTATTCATTGAACTCGTTGTATGTGCTTTCTGGCATACCAAGTGATTCAATCAAGTGAGAATACGCTGCTACATGAAGTGCTTCTCTAGCACAGAAACCAGTGAGCATCATACGCACCTCTGGTTGTGGGAAATGTGGTAGATAATTTTCTACATAACCACCAGAGACATCTATGTCTGACTGTGTAAAGAATCTAAATATATTAGTGAGAAAGTATTTCTCTTCTGTAGTTAGTTTGTTTTTCCAATCTTTAACATCTTCAAGCATTGGTACTTCTGTGTGTAACCAATGTGATTGCTCATGCTTGAGCCATGCATCATAAGCCCAAGGATAGTGAAAAGGTTTAAAGTATTCTCGTTCATCTTGAAGTTTTAATTTATTCATGTTCGCCCCCTCTTGCTCTTCCTAAACCACCTGTAAATATCTCAGGTTTATCTTTTGCTAATTTAAAAGTTATAGCAGTTATAAATAGACCTGATATTAATAATATATGTGCTATTGCTGATATACCAAATACAACAAAAGACCCAACATAAATACTAAATATAATACACCACATCCATGCTAGGACTTGCATTATCATGTGTCTAACTGACATACTTGGTATATTACTTAGTGGGTTGTATCTATTGTCCATTATAGACATCCAACAACTTCCTATGTATTTAATCACGTATCAACTCCCTCCTCTCTATCTTCTTTCTCTATTTTTTCAAACTCTTTAGATTCTTCTTTAGTCACACAGAGAAACTCACTTACTTCTGCACCCTCTATGTGACTATAAGTCTGCTCACCAAACAATACTAGATCGCTAATGTTTTCTGTAACAAATTCAAAACATTCTACCTGAGTTTCAAACACTAATTCTTTGTCGTGTTTATGACTAACGATAAACGTATTACCACCTAGATAATCATTAAAGTTTGGAAAGAACATAACAATAATAATTATAAATTTAGCCATAACTATTTACCGTGATTAGGGTGAAAATTATAATTTATATTTGCTAGATGTCTAGCTTCTACTGCTTCTTCTAGAGAAGCATAAGATCCTAAATGAATTTCCTTACGATTAATCTTAATACGTGCTCTATATTTATTTTCCTTTTCATACCATGACACTCCAGTATATCCAGTTGTACTATTTTTATTAAGTGTTCTATTTTTTTGATTTTCAGTATGAGATACTTCTCTAAGATTTATTATTCTATTATCAGTTGGATCATGATTAATGTGATCTATTTGATCTTTAGGCCAACAACCATAATAATATAGCCAAATCACACGATGTGCTGAGTATCTTTTTTCAAAAATTGTACCTACTTTTCTTTTAATTTTTACATGTTTTGAGTAATAGTCTCTCTCTTTACAAATAAATGCTTCCTTACCAGCATATCTAGTGTTCCATTTACGTGCATCAACTTCATTTTTAAAATATTTTAAAGGTCTTTCTTTCCAAAAAAGTTTTCCAGTATTAGGATTATAGTATAATAATTCTCTAACTATTTCAGCAGTAAGTTCCATAGTAATCTCCTTATCCTTCACAAGCAAGACACTCATCTCCAGATGCCAATGCTTCCATATCTAACTCATTAATAATCTGTCGTTCAATCTTACGACTAACTTTGTCAGCCTTACCAATCTTTTCTGAACGACAATAGTACATAGTCTTTAGTCCTTTCTTCCATGCCATGTAGTGTATAGCATGTAGATACTTAATCTCAGCATCAGGTCTAAAGAATACATTAAGAGATTGTGATTGGTCAATGTATTGTTGTCTGTCTGATGCGTGTTCTATAACCCATCGTTGATCTATTTCCATAGCAGTCTTAAATATATCTTTTTCTTCAGATGATAAGCATCTAAGATGCTGTACAGAACCATCATTAGCTATGATACTAGACCAGATGCGATCATAGTTTAGCTTAGTATCTTCTTCACACTTAGTCTTAATAATACTATCTAAGAACTTGTTTTTATTTAAGAAAGATCCACTAAGAGTATCTTGTCTATAAGCATTAGCTCTCCAAGGTTCTATTGATGGAGAAGTATTGCCCATGATAATAGAGCTAGAAGCATTAGGTGCAATAGCCATAACATGACTACATCTTAGTCCTGTACCTACAGCATCGGGAGCCTCACCTCGCACTAGAGCTAAACTTCTATTAGCTTGATCTAAACCTTCTCTAATATGTTTAAACATTCTAATGTTGTGAGACTTAGCTAACGCACAATCAAATGGGACACCTTTGCTCTGTAGATATGCGTGAAATCCAAGTGCTCCCACCCCGACACTGCGCTCTTGTTTCGCACTATAACGAGCACGACGAATAGTATCAGGAGCGTTGAGAATAAAATTTTCCAAAACATTATCTAGCATCTCCAGAGTATCAGATAAAAACATTTTATCTTTTGACCACTCATCAAAGTATTCTAAATTAACAGATGACAAACAGCATACGGCAGTCCTGTCTTCTGATGTGGGAAGAATAATCTCTGAGCAAAGATTAGATTGATTTACTTTTAAACCTTTCTGCTTTAACCATGCTGGCATCTCAGCATTAGACTTATCTATAAAATGTAAATAAGGCTCACCTGTTTGCATACGCATCTCAAGTATACGCTGCCAAAGTTCTTTAGCTGAAACAACATCACGTACTTCTTTACTATGCGGATCAACTAGATCCCATGAATCATCAGCATATGGATTAACCATGCAGTGTTCAAGAATACCCATAAACTCATCTGATATATTAATACCATGATGCATATTAAGACAACGAAAGTTTTGATCTCCAGTTGGTTTACGCATCTCAAGAAACATGAGTATATCTGGATGTGATATATCTAGATAAGCAGCATAAGAACCTCTACGAGTTCTACCTTGTCTGTATGCTAGGCTGGATGCGTCATACATCTTGAGGTGGGGCATAACTCCGGTGGATTTATCATCGGATGAACGTATGCCAAAACCAACGCCAACACCACCACCAAGCATAGAAAGCCAATTAGTCTCACTTAAATTCTCCACTAACCCTTGAGAGCTATCATCAATATAATTAAGATAGCAAGAAATAGGAAGCCCACGTTTAGATCGTCCATACGATAGTATAGGCGTTGAATACGAAAGCCAATGTTTTGAAGCATACTCATATAATCTTTGAGCATGTTCTTTATCAGAACCAAAACAACTAGATACATAAGCAAATCTCTCTTGTGGTGAGATCTCATCGTCCATCATGTAAGCCTCTTTGAGACGAGTGATCCCTAACTCATCAAAAAGATTGTCTCTCTCAGGAGAGATTGTAATATCATCTTTAATCATTTGCCCCTACTCATTGTAGTATAAATCTAAAATCATTTCTGCGTAGTGTATTACTTTTTCTATGTCTTTTCTACCCTCTCCTTTTGTACGATGTCTTGTTATATACTTAACGATATTACCTTCACAAAATGTTAAGTTATTTTTTTCTATATATTCTATAGGTTGTATCGCACAATCTTTGTAGTGATCTCCACCTACTTGTTTTTCTAGTGATGATTCTTCTCTCATTTTTCTCAGTATATATTCATCTCGTGATTCGTTTCTTTTAGACATGTTCCCCTCTATAAAAAAGAATGTAACTTTTTTCTCATCTCTGTATTATCTTCTGTTGTAACAGCTTTTATAGCAAAAGTTCTTATTATTTTAGGATCAACGCCAGCTAACTCACAGGTGTAAACAAAGTTCTCACATGTAACACCAACAGAGGCAAAGACCCACGCATGAGCTTGATCTCTCAACAAAGATGTTTGCACTGATTCATTATCTTGTTTAGGTTCAGATAAGTCAAGCAGTGCTCTTAAAATAATTGCTAAGTTCAAACTTCTTTCAGGATCTTTTCCTGTTAAATCATATAAAGATTCTTTTTTTTCTAATTCATCTTCCATTTGGAGGTTCTTGTACTGGCCTATAAAATTTACCTCCTACATAATTATTGTAGAAGGCTGGTTTATCTGTTCCCTCAAGGGTTGCTGTTAATACATGGTTTATTACTTGATAGTAACATTCGTAGTATTTTAAACTTCTTTTGTTTCTACATTCACAAATAATCTCAAATTTAAATGCACGTTTACCTAAGTTTTTTATATCTTCATTTAAGTATTTACTAGACCCTGTATAGACTCTCCAATTAGATTCTATCTTTTTACCTTTACGAGTTATAAAATATTGTTTACAACCTATATAAGATTTCTTTGTTTTCTTATTTGTTATTTGATAAACAAAACCAAAGTGTGTATCTGGATCTGGCTTCTTATGATACTTCCAGTGCATGTACTTCTTCTACATCTGGTTCTTTCTCTACATGTGTTAAGAACCTGTTACCCTTTGAATATTTAAATACACGTAATCCTTTACCCTTATTAGAGTCAGACCAACATGTCTGCTTATGGCTACAATAGACGCAACCAATAGCAAGCTTACGATTACCAGACTTGCCATCAGGTATATCAGCATAACACTTATCAGGCAAACTACTTTTATTAACCACATCTTTAAGATGTTTGACTCTTGCTGTTGCATTTATCATATCCATCTGATGTATTTTAGATAAGCATATCTCTCCAGTAGATTTATTTATAGCAAGAAATGCTGCGCTATCTATATCATTAGCTTGTGCGTAAGCAGATACTTGAGCAACATAGCCAAAAGGATCATCTTCTAATAAATTATTTCTTTTAAATTTATCAAAACCAAAACCACTAGCAGACTTACAATCAACAAGAACACCATCAATAACAGAGTCTTGATGACCAGCTACACCATCAATGTGTACTTCTTTTTGTTGATCTTTAACTTCATGTCCTGCGATAGTAGAACACAAAAGTAAAAGCTCTTCTAAAATATAACCATATAAAAACTTTATTCTAGTTGATGGTTTAAGTTGATGCTCTTCAATAGGTTTATTTATATCAAACCAAATCTGTCTGTCTGGTTTACCTATTGCAGATAA